TTGTGAAACACAAGTAACACCATATTCAGGTGCTAGTGATATAAATATTTTTGATACAAATGCTGCAATAGATACATCACAAAAAATTATAGATAATGTTAGAGAAATATTAAAAGGTTGTAGAGGTTATCTACCATATACAAATGGAAAATATAAATTAATTATTGAAACAACAGGAAGTGCATCAATAACATTAACAGAAGATGATATTATAGGTGGGTATAATTTATCTATTCCAACAAAGAATGAAAGATACAACAGAGTTATTGTTGGCTTTGTTAATCCAGCAAGAAATTATCAAGTAGATGAAGTTCAGTACCCAGCAATAGATGATAGTGGATATGCTACTGCCGATAAACACGCAACTATGAAAACTGCTGATGGTGGATTCTTATTAGAGGGTAGATTTAATTTTAAAACTTTAACATCTCCATATCAAGCAGAAGAAATGGCAGAAGTTATTTTAAGAAGAAGTAGAGAAGCATTAACACTTGGTATTAATGTTAGTTTTGATGCTTATGATTTAGCCATAGGAGATATTGTAAATATCACACATAGTTCATTAGGTTTTTCTGCAAAAGCATTTAGAGTTATGGGTTTAACTTTTAATGAAGATTTTACAATAGGATTATCACTTGTTGAGTATCAGGCTAGTCATTATACTTGGGCAACAAAAACACAAGTTAGTTCTACACCATCTACAAACTTACCTAATCCATTTACTATCCAACCACCAGCTAGTGTTACTTTAACAGATACATTAATTGAATATAATGATGGAACTGTAATTGTTGCTTTAGATGTAGCAATAGGTGCTTCTCCTGATAGTTTTATTGATTATTACCAAGTAGAATATAAATTAAGCACAGATTCAGATTTTATAATTTATGCACAAGGTTCAGGATTAAACCACAGAGTCTTAAATGTAATTGACCAATCTACTTATGATGTAAGAGTTAAAGCTGTTAATACATTAGGAGTATCATCAACTTATGTATCTGCACAAAGAAAAATAGTAGGTGCTATTGAACCACCTAGTGATGTTGAGGACTTTGCTTGTAATATTGTAGGTCAAGAAGCACATTTAAGTTGGACACAAATACCAGACTTAGATTTAGCTTATTATAATTTAAGATTTAGTGAAGAAACTGATGGAACTGCTGATTGGCAAAACTCAGTAGCATTAGTAGAAAAAGTATCAAGACCAGCAACTTCAATATCTGTACCAGCTAGGGCTGGAACTTATCTTTTAAAAGCAGTAGATAAACTTGGTAACTTTAGTTCTAATGCAACTGCAATTATTTCTAATGTTACAGGTGTTACTAATTTTAATTCAATAGCAACCCAATCTGAACACCCTGCATTTGCTGGAACTTTAACTAATACTGTTATTACAGATGATGCAATCGAATTAGACTCATCAGAATTATTTGATGCAGCTAGTGGAGATTTTGATGATGAAACAACTAGATTCTTTGATTCTGGTGTTGCTAATGCAGACTTTTTTGCAAGTGGTAATTATTTATTTAGTGATGTAATAGATATAGGTGCAAAACATACTGCTAGAATTACAGCTAGTTTAACTCAAACATCTGATAACCCAGATGATTTATTTGATAATAAATCAGGATTATTTGATGCTGCTTCTTCTAACTTTGATGGAGATACACCTGCTAATGCAAATGCACATTTAGAAATAGCAACAAGTGATGATAACTCTACATTTACATCATTTCAAAATTTTGTAATTGGAGATTACACAGCAAGATATTTTAAATTTAGAGTAGTATTAATTTCAAGAGATGGTGCTTCTACACCAAGAGTTTCAGCAGTAACTGTAACAATAGATATGGAAGATAGAATATTTAGTGGAAATGATATAAGTTCTGGTGCAGGAACTAAAACAGTTACATTTACAAATCCATTCAAAAGTGCTAATTATGCAGTTGGAATTACAGGTCAAGGAATGGCAACAGGAGATTTCTTTTTGGTAGAAAGTAAAACTATCAATGGATTTAATGTAACATTTAAAAATTCAGGTGGTTCGGCTGTATCAAGAACATTTGATTTTATTGCAAAAGGATTTTAAAAGGAGTATAAAGAATTATGGCACAACATGACATGAATATCGCTAACCAGTCTTTTCCTAGTTTTAGGACTGATTTAAACAATGCACTTACAGCAATCAATTCAATGCAATCAGGCACATCAAGACCAAGTGGTGCAGTTGCTGGAACTATGTGGCTAGATACAACTTCTGCATCAAGCCCAACTATTAAGTTTTTTGATGGGTCAGATGATATAAGTTTTGCAACAATAGATTATTCAGCAAATACAGTAAATTTTATAGATTCAACAGTAGCAACAGATTTAGTTAATGATACATCTCCACAATTAGGTGGTAATTTAGACACAAACTCTCATAATATAGATATTGATGATGCACATGGAATTAGAGATGAAAATGGTAATGAACAAATAATATTTCAAACAACAGCTTCAGCAGTTAATCAATTAGATATTACAAATGCAGCAACAGGTAATCCACCTGAAATATCTGCAACTGGTGGAGATACAAATATAGATTTAAAAATAACACCTAAAGGTTCAGGTAAATTAAATTTAGATGGTATTAAATTTCCAAATGCAGATGGGTCAGCAGACCAAGTATTAAAAACAGATGGATCAGGTAACTTATCTTTTGGCGAAGTATCTGGTGGAGAACAATGGCAATCAGTTAAAACTTCTACATTTACAGCAGTAGCTGGAGAGGGATATTTTGTTAATACTACAAGTGGTGTTATTACAATGAATTTACCAGCAGGTACTTTAGGAGATTTCGTAACTTTTATAGATTATGCTGGAACTTTTGATTCTAATACATTTACAATATCAGCTAATGGTTCTGAAAAAATAAATGGTTCAACAGATGATTTAACTGTATCAGTAGAAAGGTCAGCCAATACTTTAGTCTATACAGATAGTACACAAGGTTGGTTGTTAAAGGCTAAATAATCATGGCTACCTATAAGCAAACAGTTGGAACTGCTGTTACCAACTATGCTGGAGATAAACCTAGTGTTGTTGAGGGAGAACTTTGGTACGATAGCACCAATCAACATTTTAAATATCAATATCCTAATACTACTTCTGCATGGTCTAGTGGAGGAAATTTAAATTTAGCTAGAGAACAAAATACAGGACTTTCTGTAGGAACTCAAACAGCAGGGTTATTATTTGGGGGAGATAATCCAACACCTGGTGGTACAGTTAATACAGAAACATATAATGGAAGTAGTTGGACAGAAGTAAATAATATGAACACTTCAAGGAGAGCAGGAGGAGGTTATGGAACTCAATCATCAGCTATGTCTGGTGCTAGTTTTGCAGGTAATACAGGAGAAACAAATAAAACAGAAACTTGGGATGGAACATCATGGACAGAAATTGCAAATTTAAATACAGCAAGAGCATATGGTGCTGGTGCAGGAACAGCTAATACATCAGGAATATTTTTTGGTGGTAATGATGGAACTGCTAATATTGCAATTAATGAATCTTACAATGGTAGTTCTTGGACAGAAGTTGCAGATTTAAATACTGCAAGAAATGGTTTAAGTGGCATAGGAACAGCAACATCAGCTTTAGCTTTTTCTGGAAATAGTGGTTCTATAACTGGAGTAACAGAAACATGGAATGGATCTAGTTGGACTGAGGTAGCTGATCTTAATACAGCTAGAACAATTGCAGGAGGAGCTGGTGCAGATAGTACATCAGCATTAGCATATGGTGGATATACTTCTACTTACGTAGCAGTAACGGAAGAATGGAATGGATCAGCATGGACAGAAACTACAGATATATCTACAGTAAGATCATCTGGAGGAAGTAGTGGAACAGCAACTGCTGCACTATTTTCAGGTGGTCAAAATTCATCAGGAAAACTAACTACAACAGAAGAATTTAACACAGGTATTGCAGTAGGTGCTTGGTCAACTGGTAATAATTTTAACACACCAGCATCAGCTAATAGAGGTGCAGGAACACAAGGTACTCAAACAGCTGCACTTGCAACTGGAGGAGGTAGCCCTGTATATGCTAATGTAGAATCTTATAATGGTTCAAGTTGGACAGAAATTGCAGACTTAAATGTAGCAAAACATCTTGCAGTTTCGATAGGAACTAATACAGCAACTCTAGTTGCTGGAGGTAATAATGGTTCTGCTTTAGCAACTAATGAATCTTGGAATGGTTCATCATGGACTGAGGTTGCTGATATGGGTACAAGTAGAAGTACTGGAACTGGAACTGGAACAGCAACAGCAGGATTAGCAGTAGGAGGAACACCATCTCCAACAAAAGCTAATTGTGAAACATGGAATGGTTCTAGTTGGTCAGAAGTTGCAAATTTAAATTCAGGTAGATATGGTTTAAATGGTATAGGTACTAGCACCGATGGATTAGTTTTTGCAGGATCGCCAGAACCTGCTGGTGTTGCTTTAACAGAAAAATGGAATGGCTCTGCATGGACTGAGGTTGGAGATTTGAATACTGCAAGAATGCAGCCTGGAGGAAGTGGAACAAGTACAAGTTCAGCAATAGCTTTTGGTGGTTTGAATCATGCAACTTACCATGATTTGACAGAAGAATGGAATGGTAGTGCATGGACTGAAGTAGCAGATTTAAATACTGCAAGATTTGCTGTTGGAGCAGCAGGATCAGCTACTGCAGGTCTTGCTTATGGAGGTTCTATTCCTGGAGGAAATACACAAGTAACAGAAGAGTGGAATTCACCATCAAATGTGATAAATACTTTAACTGATTAAGGAGGAAAAACTATGGCAAAAACATATCAATACTGTGTAGCAGAAAACTGGGGTAAAGGTTTTATAGATCATGTAGAATCTATGAGAATTACTTTTAAAGGTTATCCAGCTAATGTTTGGCAAGTTCCAGCATACAACAAACATGGAAATCTTTGGATTTCTAAAGTTGGTGGAGTTGTTAAAACAAAAGATGAAGCACAAGCACTTGTAGATGTAGAAGTTCAAGCAGCACAAGCTGAGTGGGATTCACTACCAGATGAAGAAAAAACAGAAAATAATCCAAGACCAGAAGATATAACATTAGAGGAATAATTTTAAATGTCAGAATACAAAGGCATAGTCGGTCAAAAGGTTGTAAGCTATACTACTGATCCTGATAATCCAATACAGGGTCAAGTATGGTATAATGCAACTGCGAATACTTTAAAGCTAGAGGGTGCTACTACATCTGGCTCTTGGGCTAGTGGTGGAAATTTAAATGTTGCTAGGGCAGAGGGAGCATCTGCTGGAATCCAAACAGCTGCAATATTAGGAGGTGGATATAGTGGTTCTCCAGGTTCAGGAGAGGGTTTAACTGAATCTTATAATGGTAGTAGTTGGACTGAAGTAGCTGATTTAAATACTGGAAGATTTGCAAATACAGGTCTTGGATTATATACATCTGCTTTATCAGTAGGAGGGTATGTAGGAGGAGCATCTGCTATAAATGAAAGTTGGAATGGTAGCAGTTGGACAGAGGTAGCTGATTTAAACACAGGCAGACATTATTCAGCAGCTGCAGGAATTACTACTGCTGGAATAGCTTTTGGTGGAGCAACTCCATCTCCTACAGCAAACACCGAAACATGGAATGGCTCTGCATGGACAGAAGTTGCAAATTTAAATACTTCAAGAGGTAGACTCACAGGAACTGGTACATCAACATCAGCTTTAGCATCTGGTGGTTCTCTACCAGGTGCATCAGCAGTAAATGAGTCATGGAATGGTTCATCATGGACAGAGTTAGCAGATTTAAATACTGCAAGATTTTTTTTAAGTTCTTCAAAACAAGATGTAAATAATACAACATCTTTAGTTTTTGGAGGAGAAACACCTCCACCTGTTAATGTAACAAATACAGAATTATGGAATGGATCAAGTTGGTCAGAACAAAATGATTTAGCAACAAAAAGAGCCTACATAGGAGGAGCAGGAACAAGTACATCTGCCTTAGCTTTTGGAGGACAAGTTCCACCATTTTCTTCATCAACTGAAGAATGGACAGGAGCAGGTTCTCCTTTAACACAAACAATAGATACAGATTAATTATGGCAACATACAAAGAAATAATTGGAACAAATGTAGAATCAAGATCATCTGATCCTAGCAATCCTGTTGATGGTCAAGTTTGGTATAACTCAACAACAGGTGCTTTAAAAGGTGCTATAATAACAGCAACTGGTTCTTGGAGTACAAGTGGCAGTATAAACTCAGCTAGAGATACAATGGCAGGATCAGGAATTCAAACAGCTGCTTTAATTTTTGGTGGACAATCACCCAATACAGGAAAAACAGAATCATATAATGGTTCATCATGGACTGAAGTAAATGATTTAAATACTGCTAGAAATGGTCTTGCAGGTTCTGGAACTTCCACATCAAGTCTAGCTACAGGAGGAGAACCACAAACAGGTGCAACAGAATCTTGGAATGGCTCTTCTTGGACAGAAACATCTGACTTAAACAATGCAAGAACAAATTTATCAGGAGCTGGTGTTGATAGCACTTCTGCTTTAGTTTTTGGTGGACACCCAAATACACAAACAGAATCTTGGAATGGGTCTTCTTGGACAGAAGTTAATGATGTAAATACTGGTAGAGGTTATGCAACAGGTTTTGGAACTTCTACAGCAGCAATATTTACTGGAGGATTACCTGCAACAGCAGTAACAGAAAGCTGGAATGGAACTTCTTGGACAGAAGTCAATGATTTAAATACAGCTAGATACCATTTAGCAGCTGCTGGTAGAGGAACAAATACAGCAGGATTAGTTTTTGGTGGATCACCTGGAGCACCTGTAGCAGATTTAACAGAGTCATGGAATGGAACTTCATTTACAGAAGATGGAGATTTAAATACTGGAAGATATGGTTTAGCTGGAGCAGGAAATCAAACATTAGCTTTAGCAGCAGCAGGAAGTAGATCAACACCAGCAGCATTGGTTTCAGAAGAATGGATAAATGCTGGTGCATCATTAACAAGAACTTTTACAACTTCTTAACACTTTACAAACTAACTAAAAGGTATATCAATATGAATATGTCAAATAAGAAAGACTTAAAAGACTTAATACAAAAAGAAGAAACACACTTAAACAATTTATTAGAACAAGAAGATTTAAATTCTTTCAAAGGAATGGTTGAAGAATTAAGAGATACTTGGACTAAGAAACAAATGTTTAGAACAGAAACAGAAGCTAGATTTTCTGTATTGCAAGATAATCGTTATCCTACAAAAGCTGCAAAGTATTGGCAATGCGTTAGAGAACAATCATCATACTTGGACAACCTTATGACTTTATCATTTGATTATAGAAGAAACGAAGCAAAAATTAAATGGTTAGAAAAAAAAGTAGAAACTGAACAAGACGAATATAAATTAACTAAATACCAAATAGATTTAGACGAAGCTAGATTTGGTAAAGCATCTATGGAAAAGGTTGCTAAACATAGAATGAGAGAAATTAAAATGTGGTCTGGATTAAAGAAAGAATTTAATGATGGATCATTTAATGACAAAGATGTTAATCAACATCAATTAGAATCTTATGGATTACAGTATGCAGCTAAAGCTAAAACTTTAAATGCAAACTCATCTGAAGCAGAAGTATTTAA